GGCTGATATTTTTTCCAACGAGCCCGTGGACATCGAGGACTTTGAACAAACACAAGAAAAATGGCATTGTCGTGGCTGTAATTTTAGGGAGCTATGTGCGCAGAAATATGATGAAAAAATGAGCAAGTGACCAAAAAGACATCGAAATGGTCGCTTGCTTCATTTTTATCCTTTTTGGTTAAATGACTATATGTGTTGATTGTCATTTTTATATCAGAGTGACCGAGTTGCTCCTGTATGATCTTAAAATTTACATACCGACTGACCATAAATGAGGCATATGAATGTCGTAAAGCGTGAAAATTCAACTTTGGTAAACCGTACTTTTCAATAATTCTTCTCCAAGCAAGATCTATAGCAGCAGGTTTTGATGGATAACCATCGGATTTTGTAAAGATTAAATTTAAGGGAGTTCCATCATCATCTTTTATCGGATTCCAGGCATCACCCATTTCATTTTTAAGTTCCAAATAACCATCTACAAATAACTTTAGTTCACGCATTAAACTCTTTGGGACGTTAACTAATCGAGACTTTTTGTTTTTTGGAGGTAAAATTTTTAGTTTTCTAACTTCAATGTCAAATTGAAGGGTTTTGTCTACATAGATAGTATTATTTTCAAAATCAAAGGATTCCACACATAATCCTGCTACTTCTGCTAGTCGTAGTCCAACCATTGCTGCCAACTTAATCTGGAGCTTGTGTTTAGGATTTACGTTTTCTAATACTCTAAAAAGATGTTTTAACTGTTCTTCATCGTAAAATTCTAAGTCCTTCTTTTTAGGGTCCAAACGAGGTGATTTAATGTTGTCCATAGGATTATCTTTAATTAATTTCCATTCAATCGCTTTAGAGAAGATGCTTTTTAAAACTGTATATTGTCCTTTTGCTACACTAGGACATCTTTCTCGCCATCTTTTTAGACATTCCACTAAATGTAGAGTTTTAATGTTAGAAAGTTTATAGTCACCTAAATCCTCTATAATACCGTTATTTAAGCTCACTTTGTAAGTATCTCGTGTTTTAAAAGACAATTCAGCTTTAACATACAAATCCATCCATTGATCAATGAAATTTGCAAATTTAATATTTTCAACTTTTTTTAACTTTTCATCTTCTTTATTTGATACTTCGATTTCGAAATCTGTAATAGCTTTCTTTATTGCACGATCAGACATGGATTTCATACGTATGGTTTTAGTATATCTAAGTCGTTCACCTGTATCTTCATCATACCCATGTTCAACAGTAACTTTTATTCGAGGTTCTCCTTTCTTGGTAGGTGATAAAACTGTATAACTTGCCATAATTATTCTCCTTTCTTAAATTCTTATAGTTGCTGTTAAATTTAAATAATAACCACCACCTTTAAGGGAATATACGTTCTGTTTATGGGCAAAAAATTTTTATGTTCCATAACGATTAAAAGATGTTTCAAGCCATTCAAACATTTCTATGACGCCCAAGGGTTCAAAGCAAACTGTGAAATTATCAATAGATACATATAAACCGTATTTACTCTTGTACCACTCAAGAGCTTCATCTAAAAAGTCTTCTGTTACATTAAGAAAATCGGCTAATTCATAACGATTCACTATATATAATTTATGAGCTTGTATTATTTTCGAAAAGGGAACAAGTCTCATGTAAGCCCATCTACGTGCTCTCAACTCTTGTTTACGATTTGCAATACTGGTTAGATCAAGGATATCACCAGCCGTTGTGTAGTGATGTCCTATCTCCTCAGTGAGTACGCAGTATTTTTCGATGATAGAAGGTAATAATTTATTTACCCAAATGATGTTATCAGCATATAAACCTTTGCTTTTCATATCATCTTTTTCATTTACCTCTACATCCAAGTTGTCACATTCAATCAGTAAGTCATCATATAATTGCATGGGCTACTCCCCTAAAGGGTATTACTTTTATTTCTTACTGTTAATACCTATACTGCTATTGAAAAATAAACAGAAAAACATTAGAGTATTGTCTATTTATACAATAGTTTTATTCGTACTATTTATTAATCCTTTTTCTGCAAAAGTTCTGTCAGAATACTTCACTTCTGCGCAAACATATTGGAGAATATTCTGGTTGATTCCATTAGGGACAATTATAATTTTAGCAGGCGTGCTTATCTATACTCAGATCAACAAAAATAAAATACTTAAATATACTAGTGTACTTTTATTTTCGCTTTTATTAATTTTTTCAGGAAGTTTTATATATTCTAAAGAAAATAAATTTATCGCTGAGTGGAATCCTTATAAAATTCCTTTAGAAGTAGTAGAGGTAAGTAACTACTTAAAAAACGAAGAAAAAATAAAAATAGTAGCAAGTGAAGAAGTATCGATGTATATCCGTAGTATAGCTAGTAATGTAGAGTTATTATATACAAGATATGCTTATATGATAGGATTTTTAGGTGAGTCTTCAGAGTTTAATGATCGTGTAGTTTTGTATGAAATAATTAATGGAAATATAATGGACTATACTAATTTTTTTGCTTTAATAGAAAACTATGATATTAATAAAGCGGTCATAGCGAAAGAAAATAAAGATTTAATAGAGTTTCTATCAAAAAATAATACAACTATTGAGTACCAAACAGATAAATATATAATGTACAAATTTAAATAAACCATAAGCCTTCCACAATCATCTGTGAAGGGCTTTTATATTGGGGAAGGAACGGTGATTAAATGGATATCGTAGCCACAGTAACAGCAGCGAGTAACATTGCAAATTCTCAAGTCGTTTGGTCGATTTTATGTATTTGCTTAGTTGTATATGTTTTTTGGAATTCAAACAAACGTGAGGAACGACTAATGAAAAACTTAGAAACATTAACCGAAGCACAAGGCGAACAAGCCAATGCTATGCGTGAGATCAGTAAAAGCTTAACGTCACTTGAGGGTCGTATGGATCGTATGGAAAAACACATCTTTTAGGAGGAAATATAAATGAAAATCAACTGGAAAGTACGTCTACAGCATAAACAATTTTGGGTTTCATTAATCGCATTATTACTAGTGCTCGCTAATCAAACAGCGGGCATTTTTAATGTCGATATTACGATTTACAATGCTCAAATTACAGCCATTTCAGAGACTGTTTTAAGCATTTTAGGTTTGCTTGGTATTATTATCGACCCAACTACAAAAGGTGCTTCAGACAGCCTTCAAGCATTGAATTATGACAAGCCAAAGGATGATGTGAAATGACAAGCATTACTACAACATGTCGTGATATATCAGAACTATTACCTGCTGCACAAACAGCCTGTCGTTTATTGTTTCAGGAGTGTTTTAAAGCAGGGATTAAGAACATCTTTATTACTGAAACATATCGCTCACAGGAACGACAGAAATACTTATATGCACAAGGCAGGACTCGACCAGGGCAGATTGTTACTTGGACATTAGATAGCAATCACAAGTCACGATTAGCATGGGATATTGCTGTTGGTCCTCCACAGTCTTTGTATGATGTAACTACACTAAGTCGAGTAGGAGCTATTGCAAAAAAACTTGGTATTACATGGGGTGGAGATTGGAAAGCGAAAATTGATCGTCCTCATTTCGAAGTTAAACCAACTTGGATTATGCCAAAGGGATACAAAATTGAAGGACAGGTAATTGTTCCAACCAATAGCAAATACCAAGTGCAATTAATTGTGGAAGGCAATGCAACGAAACCAATTGTAAAGGATGATGATAAAATGCAATTTACAAATGAAACACTTAAAGCTGCAGTACGGGATTATCTAAAGCAAGCAGTGGATAAAAAACTTATTGATAAATCCCACCTTGAAAAGTTTGACGCTGGTACATTAACAAATGGCGATTTAAAAGGATTAGAAATTATCATTGCACAACGTAGTGTGTAATCAAATGCCTGTTACCTAAATTGGTAATGGGCTTTTTATATTTGGAGTATCTGAAAGTCAATTTACTGTCAACAGATATTTAAGTACAAATTGTTAATTTATGATTACAAAATGAATAGTTACTACAATGTAATTAATGTCAAATAATATGTTTATAAAACGTTGGAAATGTAACTTTAGTATAGCAAAATTAATCGAGAACCGCCAAAAAATGGCGTTATTGATGGGGGGATGTGGCGGTTATTGTAAATTTAATGTAAATTCAGCGCCAAAAAATGGCGTTCTTCAATAATAGATTTGGGAAGTTTCCAATGATAGGATATTAATAACTCGAGGGAACTTAATTTACTATAGTAGGTTTAAACAAAATTTTGGAGGTAAATTAATTATGAAAAATAACCTATTTAAAGGTTTTATCTTTATGTTAAGCTTTATGTTAGTATTTAGTGTAATGTCACCAGCACTTGCAAATGCTAGTGAAATTCAGGAATTACCAACTAATGATTCTTTAAATCACGAAGAAACTGATTTTGATGAATTAACTAATAATTTCTTACTTGGAATAGGAGATTTTGAAGACCCTCTTTCAGATGAAGAGTCTTTAGCAATATTTAATAATAAAATTCTGGAAAACCAATATTCAAATGATCATCCTTCTGTAGAGCAATTCAATCTTTTTAGACTTGCGTTTTCAGTAGTGAGAAGTGGCGTTAATTACGTAGTTAAAGTAACTAGTAAAGGTAATAAAATAAAGGATGTAAGAAACGGGAAATTAGAAGTAGATGTTAGTAAACATATAAATGCTGGTAATCGGTTCAAAGATTATGGTGATATGGACAAACTTGTAAAATATATTGTAGAAGATATACGTAGATCAGATCAAGATAATGTAGTAAAAGATGGTTGGAACTCAATCAAAACGTATTACGGAAAAGGAGATAAAAAATTAGAAATCCGTTTCTATATAGAGGATGGAAAATTATTAAGTTTCAATGCTTTTCCTGATCATTCAAGTAAAGATGCAGGTAATGTGATTTGGTTAATTCCACAATAATAATCTAAATAAGAGGAGTTATTATGGAAGAAATTAAGATAAATGATTATGTTGTAAAAGTAGATAAAGAGAAAACTTTAGAATTATACAAAACACTTCCGAAGGTTTCTGAAAAAGCTCATTGTGGTTGTGAAGATTGTCAACTTTACGCGAAACAAATTCAGCTCACTAGTCCAGAAATTTTAAATTTCTTTAATCAATTTGGAGTAGATCCTACAAAAGAAGCCGAAGTTTGGAGAGCAATCCCCAATAAGGATGGATATGATACTTATAGTGCAGATTATCATTTTATAGGTTTTATAGAGGGTACGGATGATATAGATTGGATTCATATAGGAGAAGCATCTTTTGGACTTGCCAATCATGATGGAGATTTACCAAGTCCCATGATTCCAAGTACATTCTCAAAACCAATAGTAGAATTAGCTGTAAGGATAACAATGCCTAATTTGGAGATTTAATGTGAAAAAATTTTGTTTATAAATTAAACCATGAAAGCCCAGGCGCTCATTCAAAAGTGAGTACCTGGGCTTTTTTGATTAATATTCTCTTACTTCAAATGAAGCAATTTTATCATGTACGATGTATTCTGTTACCTTTTTATAAGGTGAAATTGTTTTTGAGAATTTGAATGTTGAAGTACCTTTTGCAGTATCGAACCAATTTAAGTAATTGTTTAAAACAGCATTGGTTACATCATATTCTTTTGTCATGCCGTTTACTAAAGTAATACTCAAAATTGCACTTGAAGATTCATTGTTTGGTTTCTTAACAATAACTGTAGCGGTCGCAAATAATTCTGTATTTTCGACCTTAGCGGTAATCATTGCTTCGCCTTCACGAATTGCTGTTACATTACCGTTCTGGTCTACATTGACTATTGATTCATCGCTTGTTGACCAAATTACATTTTTATTCAAAGAGTCTTCAGGTAAGACTGTAGCAATTAATTTATCTTTATTACCTTCTAGTAGTTCAAGTGCATTCTTGTCTAATGTGATAGTTTTAGTTTCTAGACTTCCATTCTTCTTAATAGTTATAATGCAGTTTGCAGTTAAATTTGTATTTGCTAATTGTGCCGTGACAGTTATTGTCCCTTCCTTTATAGCAGTTACATGACCGTCTTGACTTACAGTTGCAATACTATTATCACTACTTGTCCAAATAATATTTGCGCTGTTTGGAGTGGCTGTTGCAGTTAACTTAGCGGAATCTCCCTCAAACAATTCTAGATTACTTTTATCTAATGTAATAGATTCAGTACTTGGTACATCATTTTCAGATAGCAAAAATCCATCAACATCTATTGCATCTATTTCAAATGGTTCGTACATATTTAAGTTTTTTATAACTACCTTATGAATACCTTGAGATAAACTGTTTTTTTCATAAGTTAATCTTTGTGTTTGATTTATATTTAGATTTGATATGTTTTGTGAAAAAATATCAGCTGAATGTCCATCAATGCTTACATCAATAGTGTCACTTCTTTTAGAGAAAATAGCGCCAATAATCCTAAATTTAGTTCCGCTGAAATAGAAAGTTGCTGTACTGCTCTTAGTAAAAAAAGATGAAATACCGTTATAATACGCGTTAACTAAAACATCATAATGATCTGAAGGATTAGCTATTAATATTTTAGGGTTATTTCCATCGTATCGCTTCCAACCGATTTCTGGTTTAACAATTTGACTACCTATTACTGCACTATTTTCAGGAGTATTATTTAAATTAGTTACTCCTTCTTCATAATCTATTACTTCTGCTGCTGATGCACTTTCAACATTAAAGCTAACTAGTACTAGCAGCATTAACGCTAAATAAATCAAACTTTTCTTAAAAAAATTTACCACTTATGTATCCTCCTTTAAATTAACAAGGATATTATAAATATCCTATAAAAACAACTTTAACCAATATGGTACTTATTTACCATGATAAGTTTCTTACATATTTAATAAAAAAAGCCACTCGATTGTAATGCACCCCAAAAGTTAGACCAAAAATCTAACTTTTGGGGTGTATTTATTTTGGCAAAATATGATTATGAGTTTAAGAAAAAAGTCGTTGAAGCCTACTTTCAAGGGCATGGAGGTTATAGACAAATAGCTCTTCAATTTGGTATTTCCTCAGGCCATGGAGTGGTGAGAAGGTGGGTGAAACAAGTAACTGCACTAGGATTTGATTCTCTTAGGAAACAGAAAAGACGTTCGGATTACACTATTCAATTTAAACTTGATGTCATAAACTATTATTTAAATAGTGGAGAATCTATCCGAGATGTCGCTCATAAATTCAATCTGCCAAATGACTCGATGGTTTCATTGTGGACTACGGCATTTAGAAAACATGGTATCGGTGGAATTTCTCCAAAAACGAAAGGACGTCCATCCATGTCAGACAAACCGAAGAAAACGAAGGAAGAAAAGAAATTATCGCGTGAACAGGAATTAGAACGGGAAAATGAATTATTACGTGCGGAGCTTGCGTTCATAAAAAAGCTTCAAGCTTTAGGGTTACCTGTCCCGGATCGTCTCAAGAAGTAGATGCCAGAATCATCCACGAACTCCGAGTAGAATTCAAATTGAGTATTCTTCTCGAAGCGACGAAGTTCCCTAAAGCGACTTATATGTATTGGCAAAAGCGATTTGATAGAGAAAATCCAGATGAAGAAATTGAGCGTGTTATTAGTGAAATTTTTGAAGAGAATTATGGTAATTACGGTTATCGCAGAATAGATAATGAATTGCGCAACCGCGGAATCGTTGTGAATCATAAAAAAATACAGCGTATTAAACAGAAACTGGGTCTACAAAGCGTGAAATTTACGAGAAAATCTCGCAAATATAGTACATACAAAGGCAATGTTGGAACGGTTGAGAAGAATCGTATTCACCGTCGTTTCCATACATCCATCCCACATCAAAAATTGACAACGGATACCTCTGAATTCAAGTATTTCGTTACTGGAGAAGACGGAAAAGTAACCATTAAAAAAGCTTATTTAGATGCATTTCTAGATATGTTTAATGGTGAAATAATTTCCTATCGATTATCTGAACGACCGAACGCACAAGCAATTCATGACGCTCAACTAGAGGCAATTGAACGGACATCAGATTGCCCTTTTCGACGAACCTTTCATTCAGATCGAGGATGGGCGTATCAGATGAAACAATACGCAAATCTACTGAAAAACAATAAAATATTCCAAAGCATGTCTCGAAAAGGGAACTGCTTAGACAATTCGCCAATGGAAAACTTCTTTGGCCTACTGAAACAAGAAATGTATTATGGAACTATCTATACTAGTTTTGAAGAAATAAAACAAGCAATTGATAAGTATATCTACTACTACAATCACAAGCGAATAAAAAGTAAACTTGCATGTAGTCCAGTCACCTATCGTGTAAGATTGGCTGCGTAGAAAGGACAAAAGTCGTTATGGAACTTCATAAACTACAAAAATTGAAAATAATAGTAGATCGGCCAATGGGCTATAAGGATGATTTTGATAATGTCTATCCGATAAATTATGGTTACGTACCTGGAATCATTGGTGGCGATGGAGAGGAACAGGATGTCTATATCCTTTCAAATAAGGTAAAGGGGCCAATAGATGAATTTACAGGTAAACTTATCGCAATTGTCCATAGAAATGATGATATTGAAGAAAAATGGGTCGTTACTTCAGAGGATGAAAATTACACAAAAGAGCAAATTAGAGAACAAATAAATTTCATGGAACAATGGTTTGATTCAAAAATTGAGCTTTTAAATTAAAATAACGAAGAGGAAGAACTCCTCTCCGAAATAAGTCTAACTTTTGGGGTTCACTACAGATTGTGTGACCTATTTTTTATTCGTTAAATGCTGGATGCATATAATAGTTAAAGGCTATATCAGGTATTTTTTGATAGTTGAAATTTTCATAATTAATTTTATCTAATGTTTCTCGATTAACAAATATACGCATAACTTCTAGTGATTCAGTATTACCATAAGTATCAACCATAGGGAACTTCCATATGATTGCGATTTGCTTAATTTCTTCAATAGAATGTACAGCCTCTAAAGCATCTGCTGTGTCTATCCACATGCTTTCTTTAGTGGATTTAGTTGAAAGACTTTCGTCAGCATTCATTGTAACTTTTAAAAGATTAGCATCTCCTTCAATAGATACTATTCGCTTTTCTTTCATATTAGTTTTAGCTTTTATCGCATCAACAATTGCGTTTTCAGTTTTTTCAGCCAAACTTTGTTCTTTAACTTCTTTTTCTTCATTATCCTTCGGCTCTGTAGTTACAGGTACTTCTTCTTTTTTTGCCTCTTTATCATTATCATCTTCCCCACCAAAACAAGCACCAATCAAACCACCAAGAATAACGAAAAGTATTAGTAAGGTTAAACAACCTTTTAGGCAACCTCCTTTTTTAGGAGTTTCAGTGTTTTCCTTTTTCACTACAGTTTTTTCTTTTTCTTCAGACATATTGAAATCTCTCCTCTCATTTCCATTTTAGGTAATTCGGTATAATTTGTATATAAAAAAACAGACAACATTACTTAGTCATCTGTTTTCGTAAATTGTATTATTTCTGAAATATCCTCAATGTTTAGGGCATCGGCTATTTTTTCTAGTGCATTCTTATTTATACGAATTGTTTTGTCATTAACTAATTCACTTATGGTGCGAGGATTTAAACCTGTAATCTCCACAAGTTTCTTTTGATCCCAACCTCGTTTTTTCAATAGTTCTCCAAGATTAGATTTTAATTCAGCGCCCATTATTCACCAACTCTCATGTTATTATGTTATTTTTATTATAAACCATAATTTACTTAAAAGAAATTAAATGTTGACATTTTACTTAAACGAAATTATGATTTACTTAATCGAAATTATTTAAGCACTAATTTATATTTTTTTATATTTTTTATACTTCGATTTCTTTTAAGTAAATTCTGAGTGAGGTGAAACACAAATGGCATTCGAATACCTAGCACAATACATAACATTCGATTCAGTAGCAGATATGGATAAGAGTGTGGAGGACCACATGGCGGTTCATTATTACGACTTAACAGAATCAGAACGAGCAATCGTATTCAAACTTGCCTCACACAGCTTAGAACACGCAGGAGTATGCCATTTAAAAGCAAGTACTATTGCTGCATCATTGGAAATCAGTACAAAAACTGTTTATCGATCAATGAAGAAATTAGCAGAGTTAGGCATCATCGAAAAAGTACCAAGCACTAAATTAAATGGCATTAAAGGGGCTAGTATCTATCGCATTTTACCTTATGTCCCATCGAGCGTGTCCCAACGAGAGACAGTCGATGAAGTCAGTGATGACGCGGTTTGCCATCCACAATCTGAAAACCAAGCATCTAAATCTTTTAATCTTTTTAGTTCTAAACAAGCAAATAATATTATGAGTCTTGGCAATGAATTAGCTTTGCAAGCTGAAAAGAAAAAGGAGTACATGAACGAGTACCAAGTGATGCTATACGATTTCATGCACTCGATGCCTTTACAAGATGAATTGAAAGATCAACTTCACAAATGTATCTTGGCTACAAAAATGAACGATATACGTGATTTTGTGAATGCTAAGGACGTTTTAGCTAACATTATCCGTGATATTGCGAACGGTACATTAACTATCACTAGTACATTAAGAGCCGTATTTGTAGGGTCGTATAACAAGGCTATAGAGCGTTCTAATAAGAAGGTGAATAATTCATCATCTATAGAAGAAAAGGCAGATAGAGAGCGTCCAGTGCCTTTCTACAATTGGTTAACAGAACGAGATAGCCATCCACAATCAAATACAGTACCAACAATCGATAACTGGTTGTTGTGGTAAAAGGAGATGGAGAAATGACTCATTTTGAATACATGCAACAACAAGGTCAATTAACAATCTTTGATTTACTGGATCAATATGAGGAGATGCAGTTCGAGAAGCCATCCACAAATGTTAATAAGCTTGTTGATAATGATAAAAAGATGTATATAGAGCCTCGTAGGAGAGTGTATATTGTTCAGTGATTTTTATGTCCATTTGTATACCCGATGTTGCGTAATAGTGAGTGCTTGTAATACATTATGAACACTGGATTAGGTTATGTATTAATTCAAATGTCTCCATTATTTTTATAGATACTTTAACGATTAGAGATGCTATATAATTTTAACAGTCAAATTAATGAAAAATATAGTGTATGAAACGTAACATAAATACCTTATTTTAGAAATGAAAGTGTATAATTTGATTATCTAATAATTCTTGTGAGGTGTTTTACTATGGATAAAAACGATTTTAAACTCAATTCAGATGTAATAAAAAATATTAGTGAATTAGCAAAGGAAATAGTACGAAATACGAATGGTGTAAAAATAACAGAAAATGATACTATCTCAACTTCAGAATACATGGGCAGTCTTGGTGAAACACTTAGTAATGTAAATAAAGAAATTCTAGAGAGTGATTCCTCAGAGGAAAAGTCTCGTTTACACAAACAAAGAGAAGATATTTTAAATAGAATGAAAGAGGAAAAAGAGAATCAACGTACTTATCAAACTAATAGAGAGGAAAAAGAAAGAAAACACATCAAAGCTATTTTTGGTTTTGTTTGTGCAATATCATTGGGTGCTGGCAGTGTGGTTTTAAAAACTTTATTAGAAGATAAAAAATTATAAAATAAGACCACTCCGTGATGGGTGGTCTTAATTTCTTATACATAAAAACAAGCGACTTCGAGTGACTAAAAAGTGACCAAAAGGTGACCCCAAATGACTTTTAGTAACAGTTGGTGATTAATAATGAAAACACAATGATTGAAAATCGTTAATAAATACAGCTTTTGATTTACACTGAAACTTTATGAAAGTTATAGTTAACTATCAGGCTGATATTTTTTCCAACGAGCCCGTGGACATCGAGGACTTTGAACAAACACAAGAAAAATGGCATTGTCGTGGCTGTAATTTTA